CATCATTTACTCCTGTGAGAGTGTTAGCTGCGTAGTCTTCACAGTGTCCCCCAAGCGGGTCTGCGCAGCAAAAATCTTGGTGTTGTGAATGTACCACGGTGAAAACAAAAAAGCCACCCGAAGGTGGCCTTTTCGCATCGCCGCTTAGGACGAACCAGAGCTACCCCAGATGGCAAGAGGATCACTCCAGCCGAAGGAATAACGCTCACGTGCTTTGTAACGCACGTTGCCTGTATCAAAATCACCTTCCATGGCGGTCTTCAAACCGGCACGTTGGAACATCTTCAGTCCGTCAGGCACGTCGGTCAGCAGGAACCACGCGTTGGTGTCGGTCAGGAAGTTGTTGATGGTGTAACCGGAACCAATGGTGCCGAGCGCCTTCAGGGCGTTCAGATCATTGTCGGTCGTACCCACGCGCTGGTCGGAACCGAGCACGCGTTTCACAACGAACTGGTATGCCGGGGGCACAACCAACTTGCGGGGCTTGGCAGCCACCAACAGGCCGCGTTCATCCGTCCAAGCCTGAATCTGGATCACGGCCGCTTCAATGGCAGTCTCGTTCAAGTCCACGCCAACGGCGGGGCTGTTGAAGTTGAATGCGCCATTGGACAGCGGGTGGCCGGTACGGGTACCGCCAGAGTTCACACCGAACAGAGAAGTGGTGTCGCCGCCCAAGAAACTCTGGCTGAAGCCGTTGTTCAGGATGGCGGCAGCTTTCACCTGCTTGGTGTAAGCCATACCACGGGCCAGCGCCTTGGTGTAACGAGCCGACAGCGAATCGTAGAGGTTATCTTCGATTGCTTCTTCGGTGATCGAAAAGCCCATGGCGATGGTTTCGTGGGTGTAGCGAGCAGTGAACGCTTCCTGTGCGGAGTCGTAATTGATCGCGGAGCCTTCAGACTTGACCGGCGCGGCACCGAAGCCAGACAGCTTGGTTTCTTCTTCAAAGGAACGATCCGAAGATTCGACCGAGAAGATTTCCGTGTGCTGGTTTTCGTACTGTTTGTACGACAAGCCGAACAGACCGTTCAGTCCGGGGAGCAACTCTTTGAGTAGCTGTGAGCGTGAAATAGCCATTTTGAGTTACTCCTTAGTTAGCCAGAACGGTGGCGTTGTAGTACATATGCACGCCGTGATTGAACTTCACGATCAGGTCGCGGTTGGAATCCGCAGCCGGGGACGCAAAGCCAACGATACGCAACGCCAGTGTGGTGGTATTTGCCGGGGTGGAACCACGCACGGTAGAGTTACCGTACGGGCCAACACCGAAGTTTTCCACCGCACAGAACTTGCCAACAATGATATCGGCCACAGCGCCTACGCTCTGCAGTTGATACAGTTGATCCGGGTCGTCGTTGACGCGAACCATGATGTTCGTGTAGCCGTTGGTCACCGCATTGGCCGGGAGGCTGTTTGCGAATTGTTGCTGTTTCAGCACGGGGTCAATGAACGACACACCGACGCACACACCAACCACACCTGCCGAAGAAGTTGTGGGGGTAGCACCGAGTGCCTGCGGTTGACCGGCCGAGGCCGAGCCGATCTGAACGATGTCACCAGCGCCAATCGCCGTGGCCGAGTTAACGGTCATCGGGATTTCGCGGATGGTGCCGCCGTTGAAAGCCTGTCCACCGATCAGAGCGACCGGTTTGAGGCCGTAGGGAGAAGCAGTATTTGCCATTTCCTATTCCTTGTTAACGAGATGAACCTTTGCCGAATCCCGCACCCCGCGTCACTTCGGAGGCTTTCTCCGAGAAGAGCGGCATACGGGCGTCACTGTTGCGCATGTAGCTTTGATCCACCGAGTTCATCTGTGCTTCGTTCTGCTGATCGAAGTAACGCTGGCGGGCCAACGAACGTTCTTTCGGCATGCGGCACAGCATCAGACCACCAATCTCAACGTTCCCCTCGGCATTACCCGGCAGGAACAGTTCAGGGTGATCAACCGCCTTAACCGGCTCCCAACCATCACGGAAACGCTTGGAGGCGTTGACCGGATCGAGTGTGCCCATCACGTGGGTCGCAACCCAGCGGTAAGCAAACATAGGGTCAGGCTTCGGTTCAGGCAGCGAACTCGCTGGTGTGTACTCGTAGCGCTTTTCATTTTCGCGTGCAGTTAAGTCACGTTGGGTACGATCAGATGTTGCCATGTTACTTCTCCGTCTTCAAAAGTTCAGCAGCGTACTGCTGGTTAGTCAAACCAAAACGTTTTGCCAGTGCCACTTGCGTGGCTGTCAAAGTTACCTTCCGGGGGGTTGTGACACGGGTCGCTGGTGCAACCACTGTGCTTTGCCGTTCCGTTCCAGCCTTCGGTTTGAACCTCGTCGGAAAAGTCTGGCGCATTGCTGCGTCGATCTGCGAGTAATACTCGTCGGTTCGGGTGTACCCCTCGCCATTTTTCTTAACCAGTTTCTGGTGCAGCCCCAACGCAAAGCCGGTCATCGCTTCGTCACCGCCTTCACCGAACCATTTATTACGAGCTAACCAAGTTTTGGTTTTCGTATCCAGATTCGGGGCAGCGGCTGGTGCCTGTTGTTGCGACTCTACAACAGTTTCTTGCGCTTGTGAAGAGGGGCGGAAGTTATCTATCTGATTTTTCCGCATCTGAGCTTCATTCAACTCAGCCTGCGCTTCCACAATAGCGTCCGTGTCAAAGGCTTCGTGCGCCGCCTTGAGCTTCGCTTTGGCCTCCTGCACCGACTTGTCAGCCACCGCCTTGGTCTGGTTTGCAAGCACCTCGGCACCCTTGATGTACTGGCCGCGCATGGATTCGCGCTCAGCCAGCGCAGTCTTGGCGACCCGCTGCAGTTCTTCGTTCTCGCGCATGAGCGCATCCGCACGGCGGCGTTCATCGTGGCGCGCGTGGGTCAGCTTCTTGATGCGATCCTGCACCTTGCCTGAGTATTCTTTCAACTCGTCGTCGGTCGGGTCATCGACGGGGGTGTCCAGCGCGGGGCGGCCCTTGTCTTCGTCCGGGGTGTCATCGACTACCTCGATCTCGACCTCGTCGCCCAAGTCCACCTCGAACTCAGTACCGGTGGAGTCATCAGCCGCGCTCTGGGCGTCATCCTCGTCGGGGAATGTAAATTCGTCTTCGTTTGCTTTTGGCATTACGTGCTCCTTATCCTGCGCGGCTCACGCCACGGGGGTCTTCGATGGTTGCATCCACCTGATCGTCATTGATCAGACGGAACTCTTTGCCGAACAGCTTGATGCGGGTGCCCGCGTAGGCACGCACAATGATGAAGTCGCCTTCCTTGCACCATGGGCCGGATGGGAATTTCTTCTCATCTTTGTAGGCGTCGGGGCCAACTTTCAGCACGAACAGGGTGTGCGAGGTCTGTTCCTCCGCACTTTTAACCATGTCCGCTTTCACGATCCCCGTGCCGTCAAACGTTTCTTTGGCGGGTGGAACCATGCACAGCAGCTTGTAGCCAGTGGGGTCGGGGACAACCTTAGCTTTCTGTTCATCGGTCGCGTCAGGCTCGGGGGCCGACAACGCTTCGATTGCAGGCAGGGCGAAGACGCCCGGAGTCAGGATGGTCATGTTTTCACTTTCAAGCACAGCATACCGGCTGAGACGGGGCAGAGCCAACCTGCCAAAAGGGGCTAATCAATGTTTTCGTTCGCCTTGCGAAGACGGTCTTCCACGTCTTCGATCACCAGCAGCGCTACCTGCAAGCCACGAATAATGCCGCGCACACGCTGATCTTCATCGCGCGACGGCGTGCCGCGCACCAAGTTCTGGGTGTGACTTTCTATCTGTTCATCCAACTGACGACGTTGGAAGTTGAGTGCGTCGAGGATCATGATTATTCAGCGCCGGGGATGGGCGGCGGTGTAGGTGCCGGTGGGGGCGGGGGGTTAACGGCCATCTGGGTCGTCGCAGCTTCATGCCCAAGGCGGATGCCCTGTGCGCTTAGTTCGGCCAACTGCATCATCTTCTCGTCTTCATGCTTTGCACGCGCGAGTTCTTCGCGGTCGGCGGCCACGGCGATGTCGGCCTGCTGCTTCTGACCCTTCAGGGCAATCTCCTTGTCCTTCTGGTCGAGCTTGCGTAGCTCCAACTGCATGGCCGGGTCTTGCATCTGCGCTTGGGCAGCCTGCTGGGCAGCCATCTTCTGGTTCATCGCCAGCGACTGCTGGGCAGCTTGGGCCAAGAGCGGGGCCAAGTCGTGCTCGGTCTGCGCATCCATCGGCTCGTCCGGGTTGGGCAGGGGCATACCCAACTGCTGGCATATCTGCATGCGGTAGGAGAACGCAGCGTGCTCGGCCACGTGGGACATGAGCGCGGCTTGGATAGCTTGGGCCTGTGGGTTCTGACCGATGGCGGCCTGAATCTTGGGGTCTTGCAGCAGCGACTGGTGAACGGCCAAGTGGGCGTCGTGATCCTGACCGATGAACGCCTTGACCGGCTTCATGTTGATCAGGTTCATATTCTCCGTCACCGGATCGACTGGGATCATGTCTTCCGGCAGGGGCACTAGCTTGGCTGCGTTCTTGATGCCGATCACGTCCAGCATTTCGCGGTGCACCATGGCGATGTTGTACACCTGTGGCGCGGTCTGGGCCATCTGCATGACGGCCTGATACTGGATCACGCGCTGGCTCATGGTCGTGGCGTTGGGGTCGCTCACCGGGATGATGTCAACCATCTCGAAGTCGCTCTTGCGCGCGCGGCGCACGCCAACCTCTGGCTCGAAGTCGTAGTCGTCGGCCGCATCGTCACGAATGATCCCCGCGATCAGCTTCAACTCCTGCTTGAGCGAGAAGTGGCAGCGGGCCTGCACAGCCGACATCACCTTCAACGAACGCTCAAGAATAGCCAGCGTGGTGCCCACGGGCGCGGTGGCCCCCATCTCAGAGATGTCCAAGTCGGCGGTTGATGCGAAGCGCTGGCCCTGCTCGATGATCTTGTCCAGCAGTGCGGACAGTACGGCGGACGGCTCTTTGTACGGCAGCACCATCACGTTGTCTTTAATCGGGCC